TTAAATTTCGTCAAGTTTTGTTTCCCATGGGGAATGAAGGACACCCCCCTCGAACATTTCTCTGGCCCAAGAAAGTGGCAAGAAAAAATTTTGCGAGAAATTACAATACACATTCAAAGAAACCAAAGTATCACTATGCCAGAAATGTTTAGGATGGCAGTTGCTTCTGGTCGTGGTATTGGTAAATCAGCTTTAGTAGCTTGGCTAGTCTTATGGATGCTCTCAACTAGACTTGGTTCAACTATTATTATTACCGCTAACACCGAAAGCCAGTTACGTTCAAGAACATGGGCGGAACTAGGTAAGTGGATGACCCTAGCTATAAATAGTCATTGGTGGGATAAAACTGCAACCACAATCAGACCAGCTAAATGGTTTGATGAAGCTCTTAAAAGAGATTTAAAAATAGACACTGGTTATTACTACGCTCAAGCACAATTATGGAGTGAAGAAAATCCAGATGCTTTTGCTGGTATTCACAGTAATTATGGTGTCTGTTTAATCATGGATGAAGCTTCAGGTATTCCAGCACCGATTTACAGCGTTTCTGAGGGGTTTTTCTCCGAACCTACAACTGACCGTTATTGGTTCTGCTTTTCTAACCCTAGACGTAATACTGGGCCTTTCTACGACTGTTTTAATAGCAAGCGTTCGTACTGGAAAAATTTACAAATAGATTCACGCGATGTTGAAGGCACAGATAAAGCTTTATTCCAAAAAATGTTAGAACAGTATGGTGAAGATTCTACCGTTGCGAGAGTAGAAGTTATGGGCGAGTTCCCACGCGCGGACGATGATACGGTTATTCCAATGGATTTGATTAGAGCAGCAATAGATCGTGATGTAACTTTAACTGCTAGTGAACCTATTGTTTGGGGTTTAGATGTAGCGCGTTATGGTGGCGACAACTCGGCTTTGTGTATTCGTCAAGGTAACACCGTAATAGATATACAAACATTTAACTCTATGGATCTGATGCAATTGTGTGGTGCGGTAAAAAATAAATACGATGACTGCACAGCTTTAGAACGTCCACAAGAAATATTAATTGATGTCATTGGTTTGGGTTCAGGAGTAGTTGATAGACTCAGTGAGCAAAATCTTCCCGTACGTGGCATCAATGTTGCCGAGTCACCATCCACAAAAAATAATTATTTAAACTTACGTGCCGAACTTTGGTTTGCTATTAAGGATTGGTTGGCGCAGCGTGATTGCAGACTTCCTAATGATGATGAGCTTGTTTCTGAATTAGCTGCGCCTTCATACAAATATACGTCAACTGGAAAAATAAAACTAGAAAGCAAAGAAGAAATGCGTAAGCGTGGCATTAAATCACCTGACAAAGCCGATGCACTGGCGTTGACTATGGCGAGTAGTGCTGCAAGTTTTGGTGGAAGCGTGAACTATTTAGGTTATAATTTCAAGAAACCTCTTAATTCAAGAATAATACGAGTAGGATAATTTATGGCTAAGTACAAAAAATCTGCGGACAATAAAAAAGAAGAAGCCGCAGAACAAACTAAAATGTTGGATTTGGGTTCTGTCTTAAAGGCAGAGATGGATGATGCTAAAGATTATATTAGCCAGATTGGTGAAGAACGTGCTGAATCTACAGAATATTATTTAGGTAACGAACCAGAAGAAACCAGCACTCTCCAATCAAGATTTGTTTCTACCGATGTGCGCGACACAATTTTATTTATGTTGCCATCTATCATGCGTACTTTTTTTGGTACGAAAAAAATAGTTGAGTTTGTACCTTATGGGCCAGAAGATATTCCTGTTGCCGAACAACAAACTAATTATATTAATTATATTGTTCAAGAAAAAAACCCTGGCTTTAAAATTTTATACGATGTTTTTAAAGATGCCTTAGTTAGAAAAGCTGGTTATGTTAAAGCTTTTTGGGATGACTCTATTTCTGCTAGCACGCACGAATATACCAACATTGATCCTGCTCAATATCAGGCTTTGGTTATGGATGAGAATGTTGAAATAATTTCTGAGTCCGTTGAAATGAGTACGATGACAATGATTGATCCTATGACTAACGAAGAAGTGACTCAAGAAAGTCCTGCTAGTTATGATTTAACAATCAGAAGAATTAGAGAAAAAAATCAAGTATGTATTGAAGCTATACCACCTGAAGAAGTATTAATTGCTCGTCATGCTCGAAGCTTAGAAGAATCCAGTTACGTTGCTCACCGTATGGTTAAAACAGTTTCTGACTTGGTTGCTATGGGTTATGACAAAGATGAAGTAGCGCAACACGCAGGTTATGGCAGTTCTGCTGTCGATGTTGATGCGTTTGAAGAACAAATGGCTAGAAACCCATTTGATGACGTTGTTTATCCTGATCGCGCAGATACAGGTTCAAAAGACGTTTTATATGTAGAACATTATTTATTTTATGATTTAGATGAAGATGGTATAGATGAAAGAGTTAGAGTTTGTACTGCTGGTGAAGGTTTACATATTATGGATATGCAACCGTTTGACGAGTTGCCAATTATTTCTTTTTGTCCAGACCCAGAGCCACACACAGCTATTGGTTCATGTCCTGCGGATTATTTAAAACCTATTCAAGCAGCTAAATCACAAATTATGCGTGATACTTTAGATTCATTAGGTCACGCTATTTTCCCACGTATGGGTATTGTTGAAGGTCAAGTTAATATTGATGACGTGCTTAATACGGACATTGGCCAGCCTATTAGGATGCGTGCGCCAGGGATGGTGCAGCCATTTACTATACCGTTTGCTGGTAAAGAAGCTTTTCCTATTTTAAGTTATTTAGACGAATCCAAAGAAAACCGTACTGGTGTTTCTAAAGCATCAGCTGGATTAAATGCTGAAGCGTTACAAAGTTCTACCAGCGCAGCAGTAACTGCAACTATGTCAGGCGCGCAAGGCAGAATAGAATTAATCTGTCGTCACTTTGCTGAAGGCGGTATGAAAGATTTATTTAGGTTAGTTAATAACTTAATTATTAAACACCAAGATGCTGAAGATGTATTTCGTTTAGACAATGAATTTATTCCAGTTGATCCTAGATATTGGGATGCGGATAAAGACATGGTGGTTAATGTTGGTTTAAGTAAAACTAACGATGAAGAAAAAATGACTATGCTAAATCAACTAGCTGGTAAACAAGAACAAATACTACAAACTCTAGGCCCGAACAATCCATTAGTCACACTACAACAGTATGCTAATACTTTAACTAGAACGATTGAAATGGCTGGCTTTAAAGATGCTTCAAACTTTGTTAGTCCACAAGTACAACCTATGCCACCACAAGAACCACAAGGCCCATCGGCTGAAGAAATGTTAGCACAAGCAGAAATGCAGAAAGCTCAAGTCTCAGCACAGAAATCTATCATTGATGCGGAAACTGATCGTATGAAGATTATCATGGACGATGATCGTACTAGAGATATTGAAGAAGCCCAGATTCGTTTGAAGTCTGCTGAACTACAAGCTAAGTATGGTACGCAAGTTAATATTGCTGAGATCAATGCTATCATGGAAAGAGATCGTGAAATGATTAGAGAAGCAGCTAAGATTAATGCACAAGGACTGTTTAAAAATGACGGAATTGTTGAATAAATTATATGACTTGGAGATTTTAAAAGGCGATTACGTATATATTGGCAGCGACATAAAAGCTAAATCAATAGAAGAAGCTATAGCTATTATGAAGATTGTTTATGATAGTGATATTGATGAAGAGTCAGAAATAATACATTTTGAAGAAAAAACCATACAATGAAAGATTCAAGATTAAAACGTGTTGGCGTATCAGGTTATAACAAACCTAAGAAAACACCAGGTCACAAAACTAAGTCCCATGTGGTGGTTGCTAAATCTGGTGACAAAATTAAAACAATTCGTTTTGGTCAACAAGGTAAAACAGGTGATAAAACCATGACTAAACGAGCCAAATCATTTAAAGCTCGTCATGCAAAAAATATTGCTAAAGGTAAAATGTCTGCCGCTTACTGGGCAAATAAGGTAAAATGGTAATACTATGAAAGGAGTAAATCATTATAAAAAAGACGGAACTATCCACAAAGGTGGTATGCACAAAATGCCAGATGGTTCTTTACACTCTGGTGCGAAGCACACTCAAACAAGTAAAAAACTATTTCACTACGGTGAACTAAGTAAAAAATCTAAAACTAAAGCAAAATCATACTGGAGTAAATAATGCCAAAACAAGGACTATACGCAAACATACATAAAAAAAGAAAAAGAATAAAAGCTGGATCTAAAGAGAAAATGCGTAAGGTAGGTAGCAAGGGCGCACCTACTGCTAAAGCATTTAAACAAGCAGCTAAAACTGCTAAGAAACCTAAGAAAACAAGGAGAGCATAATGCAATATAATTACGGTAAAAAAACTAAAAAGAAAACTAAAAAAAAGACTAAGAAAACTAAAAAATGATTGATAAGTTAATCAATCCTGTCTCCAAGATAGTTAATAAGTTTGTTAAAGATAAAGACTTACAAGCTAAGTTAGATCACGAATTAAAAACTTTATTTCACGAAGCTAATCTTGCGCAAATAGAATTATTAAAAGAAGATGCTAAATCAACTAATTGGTTTCAAAACTCTTGGCGACCCTTTGTAGGTTGGACTTGTGGTGTAGCAATGGCGTATCACTTTATTATTCAACCATTACTTTTAACTATTTTAACTGCGACAGGTATTGTCGTAGAACTACCTGATTTTGACTTTGCACAACTCAGCACTATTTTAATGGCTATGCTCGGTATGTCTGGGTTACGTAGCTTTGAAAAAACTAAAAACGTCCACGCAAAGTAATGTTCGGCTTTGGGAAATTAGATTGGTCTGATTATCCTAATTTTAGTGCTGATGAATTTGCTTGCAGTCATTGCGGTGAAAATAAAATAACAAAAGAATTACTAAATAAATTACAAGAGTTAAGAACTGACTTGGATTTTTCTTTTGTCATAACTTCTGGTTATCGTTGTCCTGAACACCCTGTTGAAATAAAAAAAGATACTTCTGGTACGCATACTCAAGGTATTGCAGTAGATATATTGTGTCGTGGTGACAAAGCATATAAAATAATAACTAACGCTAGTAATTATGGATTTACTGGTATTGGCGTGAAGCAAAAAGGTAATAATAGATTTATACACTTAGATATTGCTTCTTTAAATAATGGCAAAGTAAGACCTACAGTTTGGAACTATTAAATGGAATTTTCACCTTACATAATTTGGAACATTGTAATTACGTTAATAATTGCGCCAATATTTAGTTCTATTAGAATAAATGCACAAGAGTTGAAAAGAATTGATATACTAATAAATAAAACTAGAGAAGAGGTAGCTTCTAAGTACGTAACTAAAGAAGAACTAAATCAAGATATGGAAAGAGTATTAGACAGGTTAGAAATTTTAAACGGTAAAATAGATAAACTAATTAGCGGTTAATGGTTTCACAAGAAGAAATATTAAAAGCCCATGAAGCAGAAACTATTTTAAATAGTGATGTTTTAAAAGAAGCTTTTGAAAAACTAAAAGAACAATACATAAGTCTTTGGTTACAAAGCAACTCCCCAGACGAACAAAAATTACGTGAAGCTTTTCATAAGTCAGCTTTACTACTCCCAGAAATAGAAAAACATCTTAGGATCTTTATTGAAAAAGGTAAGCTTAGTAAAGCTAATATAGACCGCATAAGAAAAATAGCATAAACCTTCCTATTTCCCACATATATGTTATAGAATACTCTAATAAATAAGGAGTAATTATGAGCAACAACGGAAAACCGACTGCTTTACAATCAGAATTAGAAATAGCGGTTTCTTCTTTTGAAGGTTTCTTAACCCCTGAAGAGGATAAGGTAGAAGAGCCAGTCAATGAAGAAGCAATAGAAGAGGTTGAAGAATCTCTTGAGGAAGAATCTTTAGCAGAAGATTTAATTGAAGAAGAAGTGGAAGAGGAATCTGAAGCGGAAGAAGAGATTGAAGAAGATGAAGAAGATTCTGAAGGTGATGAAGAACAAACGGAAGTTGAGGAAGAACTAGAACAACCTTCTGCTTATACAATCAAAATTGATGGTATAGAACAAGAGGTCACGTTGGACGAACTCCAAAGCGGATATTCTCGTCAGCAAGATTATACTCGAAAAACTCAAAAGTTAGCGGAACAAGCAAAACTTGTAGAACAAAGACAGAAAGAGATTGACGAGCGAGATGCGATTTACGAACAGTTGTTGCCGAAGATGGAAGCCGCTTTAAATGGTGACCTGGCAAACGAACCAGATTGGAACAAGTTATATGAAGATGATCCAATCGCATACGTACGTGAAAAGCAACTTTGGGATGAAAAGAAAGAGCGTTTGACATCTGTTAGTGCAGAACAAGAAAGACTTGAAAAAGAAAAACTTGAGCAACAACAGAACCAACTCAAAGAATTTATTGAGTATGGTAATCAAAAGCTTTTAGAAGTGATTCCTGAATGGCAAAAGCCAAAAGTTGCACAGCAAGAAAAAGCTGAGATCAGAGATTATGCGATTAATGTTTTAGGGTACACCCCTCAAGAAATGGATCAAGTTTATGACTACAGAGCATTGCTAGGGTTTAGGCAAGCTTGGTTGAACAACCGAACAGTTGAAGCAACTAAGAAAAAGCCAACTCAAAAAGCACCAGCTCGTGTTGCTAAACCTGGCTCAGTAGCCAAAATCAAAACGACAACTCCTGAAAGAAAAGCGCGTCAAAAATTAGCTAAATCTGGAAAGACTTCAGATGCAGCTAAAGTATTTGAACAATTAATTTAATTTTAATCGAAAGATTAAAGGAGTATAAAAAATGGCTAAAGTAACTAACGCTTTTGATACTTATACAGCGACTAGTGATAGAGAATCGTTATCAGATGTAATCTATAACATATCTCCTATGACTACTCCCTTTATGAGTTCTATAGGCAAAACTAATGTAAAAAATGTACAGTTTGATTGGCAGACTGAAGCACTTCCAACACCTAGTGGAACTGGTAATTTAGAGGGTTTTGAACTTTCTAGATCAGCAGCTACTGCTACTGTTAGAGAGAGCAATGTTTGTCAGATCAGCAGCAGAGATGCTACTGTAACTGGTACGCAACAAGCATCAGATCCAGCTGGTAAGAGATCAGAAATGGCTCACCAATTAGCTATCATGGCTAAAGCTCTGAAAAGAGACATGGAAACTGCTTTATGTAGCAAAGTAGCTAAAACTACTGGTAACGCTACAACTGCTAGACAAACTGGTGGATTTGAAACTTGGACTGAAACTAATGTTTCTCGTGGTACTAATGGTGCTGGTGCTGGTAACGGTGCTGCTCCAACTGACGGTACTCAACGTGCGTTTAGTGAAGCTATCCTAAAATCAGTACAACAAGCTGCTTTCTCAAATGGTGGAGAGCCTTCAATGTTAATCGTTGGCCCACACGTGAAAGGTGTTGTTTCTGGCTTTACTGGCAGAGCGCAAGCTAGACAAAACATTGATGCTGAAACTATCCAAGCTTCAGTTGCAATTTATTCTGGTGACTTTGGAGAACTAAAAGTAGTTCCTTCAAACTTCTCTAGAAGCAGATCAGCTTTATTTGTTGATCCTGACTATGCAAAAGTTGCTTACTTAAGAGATTTCGAAACTGTCGATATTTCTACAATAGGTGATGCAATAACTAAAATGCTCGTAGTTGAGTTCGGTTTAGAAGTGAGTAATGAAAAAGCTCATGGAATAGCTGCTGACTTATCTACTTCATAAGTATAAAATTAGAGGGGTATTAATTTACCCCTCTTTTTTTTTAAAAAATGACAAGAAGAACAGTTATAGATACAAAAACAAATTTAGTAAGTGAGTTTATTACTGAAGATAATAAAAGCATTTATCACACTTCACAAAACGTCCAACCCGTTTTAGATCACGTTAAAAGAATTAAAGAAACCGCTGCATCAAGTAAAGAATTACGTCATGTTGCAGAAGTACCTATGGTAATATATCAACAAGCAATGCGCGAAGGCTGGGTACATGATAAAGCCAAATGGAAACGATGGTTAAATGACCCAGACAATAAATTATTTAGAACATGGCCAGGTAAAGTATGACTTACGCAGAATTAAAAACACAGATTGCAAGTTTTTTAAATAGATCAGATTTAACAAATAATCTTGATACTTTTATTGACAATACGGAAGCAGAACTAAACAGAAGATTAAGAACTGCTGATA